AAGCGACTCGCCGCATTCATTGACAAGAGCGCGAAGGTGAAAGGGTGCGCAGTATTTCGAGAGGGTCGGTTGGTCTACTCGGTGTCTGAGACGGTGCAGTCCGGGCACAATGATACGACTTCGGGGAATGGGTTCATAAACGCCGGTATCACGGTTGAAGCTTTCAGCGCCTGTGATATCGAGTGTTCCATAATCGTCGCTGGCGACGATTGCCTCGTAGCGGTTTATCACGAGTACGACGACGATCTGATCACGCGCCTGGAGGCTGAGATGGGCGTTATCCCCGTGGCTCGGAAGTTTTCCAGCCCGGCAGACGTCTCATTCATTTCTGGAGTGTGGCTACTCAATGGAAAGCGATGGCAATTCGTGCCGAAGCTCGGGCGTATCATCGCCCGTTTGTGGTGGACGGTTAACCCGCCCGGTAAGCGCACCCGTAGTGCTTATATACGAGGTGTAGCGCGGGGCCTGTTGCCCTCCTGTGGCAACTTGCCGATTGTGCGTCAGTTTCTTTTGAAATTTGACACCGACGGTGAGGCTTTGATGACGAATAGATATTGGGAGTACAGAGTCAAGCCCATTGAATGGGACGAAAGCGTGCGGAGACACATCGCGGTCCGTTACGGAGTCAGTGAGCGCGAACTAGCAGAATGTGAGAGCTTTCTGTCGCGCTTGCCAGCGGAGCCTCTTTTAATCGTGCATCCTGTGCTCGATCGAATTATGGAGGTGGATCTGGCCGACCCCTTGGATAGGCCGTGTTGTTATCTGTGACGGCGGGGTCACAACAAAACGTGAAATGCCTAGCTCAGCAGCGAGTACGAGCTTGAAAGCCCAGATCCATGATAAGTTGCGCCGGTTGGGCGTGACGGGTCCGGGTCGTGAGTGGTTGTTGCGGTGTCTCCATCCAGCGTGTGAGGACAAGTCTCCTGGGTTGCCAGATCAGTCGTCGATGGCGGTTTTACGCCCGGATTTTCGAATCCAGGCTACAATCCAACCTCCCGACTTGACAGCTTCCTGGGACTGCCTCATCTGGACACCTCCAGGGGACGTGAATGCGGTGTACTGGGCGACTGGCCCTGCAGGCACTGATTTCACGCTCCCGGAGGCACCGTTCGCGGCGTGTGCGGTGGGAGCATCTCGGCTCCAACGGAGCGTGCAGTCGACCGCGGCTAAGGACCTCACTAGTAATGTCGACCCCCCAATGTCAATCGCGGTGTTGACACAGACGGGGGCGATAACTAATGCGGGGTTCAGGCACCAGTTTAAGTCCATAACAGTGAATCAGATCTCCTCTGCGGTGTCGGACCAAGGTCAAGTTTATGCGGCCCAGTTCGCACCTAACTTGATGACACCGCAGTCCGTGATCCTGACGGGTTACGATTCTGGAGTGGAAGATCCACGAACGCCCGGGACTAATTACAGTCTTGTGGCTGAACAGTATGTCACGGTACTGCCAGCCAATGAGGGTGATATGGCAGCTATGGCGCCGAACTTTTATATGGGGCCGTCGCGCGAGGGTGTTTATATGCCCTTGCGTCTATCAGGACCGTCCCAACCTTTTGCGCGCGCGAAGATGCATTCTTCGGCTGTTCAGGCGGGGCAGGAGTCAGGCGTGGGTTATTGGGCCGGCGACTTGAGCAATTATTCCGTTGGAGCCGCATTGACGGCTTCCTACAGTTCACTGGCGAATCCAGGCATTCCGGTGCCTTGGCCATTCAGAGCAGTGTCTACCAACGGTATGCTCGGTTTCCAGCCCACTCCCCCAACCCCAACGCCCCTTGCTTTGCCTAACGGGCCAGCCCTTGATTCGGGATATGACAACACAAACATCGGGGTGATGATTTTCCGAGGGCTGTCTGGGAGTGGAGGTGTGGGAACCACCAGCTTGCAAGTGAAGTGCATCGCTGGCCTTGAGATCGCGC